GATTTTAGCCCCCAATGATCCCATTGAACAAACTGCAGAAGGTTTAAGGATCTTCGAACAACCAGATCCAAACGGTATTTATTTTATCATGGCAGACGTTTCTCGTGGACAGGGTCAAGACTATTCTGCCTTTATTGTTATCGAAGGAAGCCAATCACCATATAAAGTTGTTGCAAGTTTTCAAAATAATACGATCAGCCCATTTTCTTTCCCAACTACCATTAAAGTAGTAGCTGAAAAATATAATGAAGCTTATGTGCTTATTGAGGTAAATGATGTTGGTGGACAGGTTGCATCAATACTTTACAACGATCTAGGGTATGAAAATTTGTTAATGACTCAAAATAAAGGAATGAAGGGTCAGGTATTATCTCAAGGGTTTGCTCGTGGTAGGGCTGAATTCGGTCTTAGAACGACTACTCAGACTAAAAAAATTGGTTGTGCTGTACTTAAACGTTTAGTCGAAGAAGACAAAATTTATTTAAACGATGAACGAATCATGAAAGAACTCATGTCGTTTGTATCAAAAGCAAACAGTTTTCGGGCGGAAGATAACCATAGTGATGATTTGGTTATGTGTCTGGTATTTTACTCTTGGTTAACTCGTCAAGAGTATTTTGCTGATTTAATTGAGACTGCCAAGAACAAATATTCTCAGAATGAAACAAATCCAGAAGATGACAACACATTGTTTATGATGAGTGCAGATGAACGAGATCCAGATGAAGTTACAAAAGATGGTTGGTCAGATGGAAATTTTGTTTGGTTTCCGACATAAAAAATAGTATATAAATAGTAACGAGGATCAATATGGCAGTCACACCAGCACCAACATCTACTACACCGGTTAATCCCTTTAATGATTTTATAGATAGTAACCCAGCTACATCAAATTGGACACAAGAAACTCCGCAATCAGATCCTACTAAGCGTGCTGTAATAGCATTTTCTGCAGGAAATTATACTCAAGGAACAGGTAATCCTGCATCAGCCCGGGGTATAACTGCTTCTGGTTTATATGGATTATTAAAAATCGTACAAGCTTCTGGTGTTCCTGGACTTATATTCAATACAATATCAAGCACCAATCCAACTGGCCGTGATCCTACTACAGGTGCATATGTATTCGATAGCCCAAATGCACTAGTAAATTATTTAAATAATGTTCATAATAATATTAATAATATTATACGTCAATTTATTCCTGGAACTTGGGATGCTATAGATAGTGTTGGTAATGCGGAAAGTTCTACAGCAACTATAGGTACAACAAATGCATTTAATTATGTAAATGATATATTTTTTCCTGGATCATATACTGGAAATAAAGTAACAGCACAATTACCTGATCTGGTTGGTAGTGGTGTATTAAGACAAGATTATATTGGGAGAGGAATTACTGGAGCTTTTACTAATCTTGATCCAGTTAATCGAGAGTATTATCTAAGTAGAACTGGTATGGAGTTTTATACTGCACTTACAGCTCTTTCGTATGGTGCAAAAGTGATAATTGGTGGTGATTATAATCTACTCTCATCATTTAATGGTAATATACCTAGTCTTGGTATTGATAAGATTGATGCGTTTATTACTTTAGATATGGGTACTTATATTGACGGACAGGGTATTACATCTGCATCGTCTAACTCGCGCTTAGTATATGGTGGAAGTGAAAATGCATATGCTCTAGGTAATACATTTAACTACGCTCATGGTCTTACTGCACAATGGTTAAATAGTATTTATACAGAAATTACTAAACGAAATAATTTAGTAAATAGTATATTGGATGATAATTCATCCAATCAAACAGCATATATTATTCATGCTGGATTGTCTGGTGCGGATATATCAATTGCGCAAAACTCATTGAATAATACCTTCACTGATGTATATCGTTATCCTGGTTTTAACGGTCAACCATCATTATACCAGAATATTATTAATACGGCTGGATTAACTTCATACACATTAATCGAAGAACCATATCTTAATAGATTAATGTGTGTAATGGGAAAGAAAAAACGCACAATCCAAAGTAATAACTTTGGACACCCTGCAACTAAAACTCTTATATTAGAAATTCCTTTAGTTGCAGATGTAGCTGGCTCAATACAGAGAGCTAAAGCAAATAATAGTATTTACCAATCTTCTGTAGGTAACATAAATTCTAAAGTTTTAAATGTTGATAGTATAACACCAACAATTGTTAACCCTAGTACTATTGCTAGTGACTTAAGAGCAAAACGTGTTAATTTCTATGTTCAAGGAACTGAGGGATTCATTTTGTCTACAGATTTAGTTGGGGCAACCTCACTACAAAGTACGATAGAAGATAGAATTGGTGTCACGTCAATGAAACGTGTAATCACAAAACTTACACAAGATATTTTAGATGATTTTGTAACAAGAAATTTACCTAATGATAGCGGTGTTCGTGCAACAATAGTTAATGATATTAAAAATCAAATTAACAATAATTCTGCATTAAATGCTTCATTATTTACAGATAATACAACAGTAGTAGTAAATCCGGTTACCACCAATGATACTTTAATAACTGTAGACGTTACGTTCTATCCAAGACAAGCATCATTTGGATCAACAATCAACGGTGTTTCAAACCTTACTGGGTATACACTAACAGTCAGTGCATCCGAGTAAACTAAAGGGTCTTAAATGTCTATTAATACAATTTCAGATTTTAAAGATGGATTTAAGGGTGGAACGCGCGCCAATAGATTTAATGTTATAATTGATTGGCCAGCCGGTATTGATAATGCACCTGCAACTTCAGTCTATCATGCAACTGCAGCAAAATTACCAGAAGCAGAATTAGGTAGTATTTCAATACCATACCGTGGACGTGTAGCACATTATGCTGGGGACCGAGACTATAAACCATGGACTGTTACTTTTATTGATGATACTGGAACTAATGCATCATGGTTAGCATTTCAACAATGGGCTGATTTATTAAGTTCACATACAAAAAATACTGTTGATGATACAACGTATGCTAATGGTACAAATTTAAAAGAAATTACTTTTAATCAATTAAGAGATCCTAGTTCTGGTGGTGGTGCTACAACTACCGGTCATACAAATTTAAGAACAATAAACTTAAAACACGCATGGCCATCTGAAGTAGGTCAAATTGGTTTAGATATGGGTGAAGGTGGTAGTTTAGTTTCATTTAGTGTAACATTTGTCTATGATTATTATGATATTACTGAAGGTATAGGAACATGAATCTAACATCATTTAAAGAGGCATTTGCTGGAGGTACTCGCGCAAACCGATTTTTGGTGAGCGGGGGTATTGGTATAGCATCTGGTGGTGGTACCACTACCATAATGACTTCCAAACCATTTCATATAAGATCAACTTTTATTCCACCTATCACAAACATAACATTAGAATTACATGGGTATGGTAGAAAAGTACATATTCCTGGTGACAGACAATATGCTCCATGGCAAATATCTGTATATGATGATATAGATGGTTCTTTTGGTTCCAATTCCAATCTGTGGAAAGAATTTTCAAAGTGGCATAATAGTATCAATAATCATGTAACTAATAATAGTGCCGCACAAGAACCATCATTTACTAATTATAAACAAAGTTGGCAAATTCAGCATTTAGATTTAGATGGTGAGCCTATAAAAACTTTTACTATGAATGGTTGCTGGCCAAAAACTGTCAGTGCCATTGATCATAATATGACTAATAGAAATTTTTTGAATACTTTTTCAGTTGTTATGTTATACGATGATATTGTAATTACTGGTGCTGATACCCAAGCATAAAAATAAATCTTGATTTAATTGTACCTAAATATTGTGAAAGATCAACATGGCTATAGAATTTTTTGGATTTGAATTTGGAAAGAAACGCCCGGAAGAGTCCCCAGATGTAATGATGGGACCGAAGCGATTAGTTGCTACAGAAGACTTTGACGGTACTGTAGCAGTAGAAGCCGGTGGTGTATTCGGTACATACATAGACTATTCTACAACTCTTAAAGACGAAAATGCAAATATCGTTCAATACAGAAATATGTCACTCTACCCAGAGGTAGATGCGGCTGTTGATGAGATTGTAAACGCATCTATTGTCTGGGGTACAGATCGTAAACCTATTAAATTAGATCTTACGACTGTTCCGTTATCAGACCAAGTAAAACGTAAAATACATAATAGCTTTGATCGCATTCTAAAGATGCTTGATTTTAATGCTAAAGCGTATGAAGTTTTTAGACGTTGGTACGTCGATGGTAAATTATTTTATTATATTATTATTGACGAAATCT